AGTTTGGATGCTTCTGCGTTTGATGCAAGCGTTCGGGTTTGGCATCTTCTGGGTACACATCGGGTGTACAAAGCACTTGTTGGCTGCGATTCGGAATTCCTAGAATTGCTGAATGAAACTCTTGTCAATACCGGGTTAACTAAACATGGCACACGGTACACCATCGTTGGAAATCGTATGAGTGGTGACATGGACACGGGCATTGGCAACAGCCTATTGGCTTTCTTATTGATTTGGACGGTAATGAGAAAGCTAGGGCTGCGTAAATGGGACCTCCTGTGTGACGGAGATGACATATTGGTTTTTACCGATGAGTTCATCTCTGAACAAGCTTGGGGGTGCCTTGGAGCTGACTTAGGATTCACTTGGAAAATGGAGAGCATCTGGCAAAGGGGAGATCCACTGGAGAATATTGAATTCTGCCGACACAGGTTGGTTTGTGTTGCTGGCACCTGGAGGTTTGTTAGAGGTGCCCGAGCGTTGGCCACGTTCGGAGTGACACATGTGCACACCAACAACCGTGCGCATCGCCGGTACTTGAAGGGCGTTGCGATGGCGGAAATGCATGCATCCAGTGGCGTACCATGTTCTTCCGTGCTTAGTGCTAGGGTGTACGAAAAACTCAAGGGTGAAAAAGAACTTTTCGTGCATTCCGACCTTTTCAAATTTGGTTCTTATGTTGATCCAGACACCATTACCAACTTCGCTAAAACTTGTAAAACTAGTGGTGTGGTGGAGGTTTCAACTAGGCTAAGTTATGAAAAGGCTTTTGGTGTGTCTGTTGGGGACCAGATGCGCTACGAGTCCGATGTGCCCAGGGTGGTGGATGAGTACTTGACTAAAGACAGAACCAATGGCGTGGATGCCTTGGTCGATGGTGACTTACACGTGTGGCTGAACCCAGAGCTTCACGTTTGTGTTCTTTAAGTCAGTGCAAGTACTCCAGAGCAGGCGGAGAGAATCGCGGTCTGCACTACCTTGGCTCGGTAGACGTGTTGTTGGCAACTGATGCAGCCTTGCTTCGTGGATTTCCTTGGGACCATCCTTTCTCGCGAGGGTTGGGCCGGGTGGCGCGCACAGCCTCACCCGCGAATAGGGTCCCTGTTGGCCTGTTGATCGTTGTAAGGTGGTTGAATATTACTGGCTAAGCGACGCTAGTGATTCCACATTTTCTCTCACTCTTTCGTGTGGATAGGCCACGCAAAGGTTGCCACTGCATTGTAGGTATGCGGGGAGGTGAGATGAGGTGCCGGGGCCGTACCATCCTAGTTGGATCGGGGATGGACGTATCATTCGATCTGCCGTCAGTTAAAGTTTGTCGAAGGCTGACCCAATGCACAGCTGGTGTTTACTTGTGTGCGTAGTATCCGAAAGGTTCGATCCACCTTGGTGCGGTGGTGAGGGAAGGTTGGAGGCAACGCCGTACTGGCGGGGTGTTAACTCTCAGAGTGCCTTCG